TCACGGCTTTCAAAGAGAATGGATACGACCCGTATGAAGCGTCGAAAGATAAGGAAGCAGGATTCGACTACATTGTCGCGTTTGATGGGAATGTATTCCATATCGCGACGGACCTGTCGTTCATCAAGAGTGATAGCGGTATTTATGGAATCGGCAGTGGCGGCGCTTATGCTCTCGGTTATCTTTATGATCGTATGGGTCGTCTCACTATTGGTAATGTAGAGCAACACGCCGAGAAAGCAGTTCAGGTTGCTTCGATGCTGGACATAAATACCTGTCCTCCAATACAATTGGTTACTCAAAGACGGGAGCTAACGTGAAAAAGAATTGGTCACAGTGGACCATCTACTTGAATCCTAATAGCCTGCAAAATTGGGGCTTTGGTATCAACTACTATCACGAATATGAATCAACACCATTTGTGATACTTGCTAGAATTTGTCAGATAGATTTGGTATTCTTCAACATTACAATTACACGATGGGAAAAAGCGAAGTGGCTGTAGATATCAAAGAGCTGTTAGTCAAAGCTCTTCACGAGAAAGAGAACAAGCGTGGCAGGTCCACGCAGGTACAGATAGGTCCATCAGAACTTGGTGGCTGTCGACGTAAGGTTTGGTATCGGTTGAATGGTCAACCTGAAACCAATGACAACGAGATAAAACTCGCAGCGATTATGGGTACTGCTATCCACGCTGCAATAGAGAATGCACTTGCAGGCAATCAAGAGGTCCTTCTGGAGAAGACCGTTGAGTTTGACGGTATGAAGGCTCACGTTGATTGTTTCATTCCTGGGACAGGGGATGTCGTTGACTGGAAGACTACGAAAGTCAAGAACCTTTCTTACTTTCCGTCAGAACAGCAACGCTGGCAAGTACAAGTCTATGGCTACCTGATCTCTAAGTCTGGCTTGGGGAAGGTCCAGAACGTGAACCTAGTAGCTATACCTCGTGACGGAGATGAGCGAGATATTCTTGTTCACTCCGAGCCATATGACGAGGCCATCGCACTAGAGGCTCTGAATTGGTTAGCAGCGATTCGGACTATGACTGACGCTCCTGCGCCCGAAAGGCACGAGAGCTACTGTCAGAGCTACTGCAAATTCTATGATGCCTCTGGTGAGATGGGATGCGTTGGTATAAAAAAAGGACTTACCAAGTCTGAGTTACCTCAGCTTGATGACTTCGAGGCTGCGATGGATGCACTGCATTACACGCAGGTAGACACCGAAATAAAAACATTAGAAGAAAAGAAACAAGCACTACGCGATAAGTTGCTTGGTAAAACTGGAGTTACTACTACTGGATATGAGATCAAGTGGTCTACTGTTCAGAGTAATACCATCGACAAAGAAGCAGTGGAGAAAGCACTAGGCTTCGTGCCGATGAAACAAGGGAAGGAAAGCGCAAGGCTTTCCATCAAAAAGACTGGAGATAAATAATGGCTGCACCAGAATCAACAAAGTTCCAGGTGAACTTCAAAGCACCAGATGGAACTCTTATCAATTTGTACGCTGCGAATAAGGAAGAACTTGAGGCGCTGTTATCCACAGCGCAGGACTTTTCTGCCCTCATTGGAAGCGTTAGCCAATCATTCTCAGGCGCTAGAGTTGCTGCGCCCGTATCAAGTGCTGCGCCAGTAGCATCTGCACCTGCACCAACTATTGCTCCTGTTGGGTCAGGTAACTTCTGTAAACACGGACCGATGGCTTACAAAGAAGGCGTAAGTGCTAAGGGTCCTTGGAAAGGTTATATGTGTAGCGCACCAAAGGGTGCTACAGATAAGTGCCAAACTATCTGGGTCCGATGACCCAATGCGAGAGCCTCGTGAATTCGAGGATCCTCTCTGCGCTCAAACAGGTGGAGACTTTTGGTTTCCCGAAAAGGGAGACTCAGGGTCATACGAACTCATATACGCACGAAATATATGTAACAACTGTATCCATCAAAGTGAGTGTGCAGAATGGGGTATCCATAACGAACGTTACGGAATCTGGGGTGGCCTTACAGAGTGGGACAGAAAACAGCTAAGAAGAATAAATAAGATAGAAGTACGACGGGAGGAAAGTGCTTAGGTTAGACCGCGCTTGGAAGTCTGCCCATACATTGGCGCAGCCACTTCCGACTGTGTGGAAAGACCTAGATGCTAAAGGCATAAAGTTTCGGCGTGGTCAAGTGTGTATGGTTGCCGCTGCACCTAACGCTGGAAAGTCTATGTTCGCTCTTGTGTACGCTATCAAGGCCAAGGTGCCTACTCTGTTCTTTTCTGCAGATACCGATACTGCTACGGTGATGTTGCGTGCTGCAGCACATCTAGCAGGTCACACCCAAGAGACTGTAGAGAATCAAATGAGTATCAACCCTGATGCTTATGAAGAAAATCTACAGGCTATATCACACATACAGTGGGTCTTTGATTCATCACCAAACCTTGATGATATTGAGGCAGAGGTAAAGGCTTACATTGAACTCTATGGCATCGCACCACAGTTGATAGTCGTAGATAACCTGATGAATGTCATCGCTGAATCTGATAATGAGTGGGCAGGCTTACGCCAGATAATGGTGGAGCTACACGATATGGCACGCAAGACAGAAGCCTGTGTCGTTGTTCTGCATCACGTATCAGAACAGACTGAGTACGGATCTATGACTGAGCCACCGCACCGACGAGCAATCCAAGGTAAGGTATCTCAACTACCAGCTCTGATACTCACGCTGGGTTACAACCCGTTTGAGCATACGCTTAGGGTTGCAGCCGTAAAGAATCGTTTCGGAAAGCATTCAGTTGATGGAAAGGATTGGGCAGGTTTATTCGTAAACTTTGCTACCTGCCAGATATCTGACGCTGATGCTTACGGCAGGATGGTCTATAACTCTAACTTAGCGAGGGCTTTGTGAGTTCATACAATAAGCAAAAAGGTTCCAAGTTTGAGACGGATGTAATGAAATACTTGAGGAAACTTGGACACTTTGCTGAGCGCCTAGCCAAGGCGGGATCTAATGATGAAGGTGACATCGTTACCATAATCGCAGGTCAGACCTATATTCTGGAGTGTAAGAACCGTAAGTCAATCAATCTTCCGCAGTTCTGGGCAGAAGCTCAGACTGAGGCAGCCAACTATGCGAAGGCTCGTGGACTACCCGTCAACCCACCAGCCTTCGTCGTAGTCAAACGCAGACAACACGGAGTAGAGAAGGCTTGGGTTATCCAAGACTTAGACCAATGGTTACAAGATAGGAGTAAGTGATGCCAGTACCAGAGGGACAGATAACAACGAGCAAGATATGGACAGCAGAAGATGTACCACTACCAGAGGAACCGACTGAGGTAGAAGAGAAGGAAGAAGAAAGAGAAGAAGAATGATTTGCAGTAGTTGTTGCTGGGCAGGTCATCACAACACCATTGGTAAGGCTGACCTAGCCAAAGAGTTTCACGAGAAGTGTGAAGGAGACTGCGGATGCCAGCACAAGACTGGTCCAGGGTGGTTCGTGCGAAGAGGTCAAAGACCAACTCAGATGCAAACTCAGTCTCCATAGCAGAGGTAGTAAGACACTTCGGAGGAGAAGTGAAAGAGGGACGCAACGTCTCAGTGCGTTGCTGTATGCACGATGACTCTCGCAAGAGTGCAGTCATAGATACATACAACAACTTGTATTACTGTCACACCTGTGGCAAGGGTGGCAATGCAGTCAATGTCATAATGGAATTAGAGAATGTGGGGTTCAAAGATGCTCTCGCAAGAGCAGGCGAAATCGTTACAGGGGGCGGCTCACCATTACGCGGAGGCAATAAGCGACGAGGCTCTAGCCTATCTCGCAGGACGTGGAATATCTGAAGAGGTAGCAGCTCGCTACCGACTAGGAACTATCACAGATCCGATAGAAGGGCATCAAGGATATGAGGGTTGGATTTCCATACCCTACTTCACCGCTTTAGATTTATGTGTAGGTTTCAAGTTCCGCAGGCTTGATGATGGCAAGCCAAAGTATGGCTCACCTGTAGGACAGAAGACTCACCTGTTCAATGTTGTAGCTACAATGTCTGCAACCAAGAGCATCGTCATCTGTGAAGGTGAGTTCGATGCGATTATTATGGATGCAGTCTGTGGTGTACCAGCAGTAGGAGTACCTGGAGTAGCGGCGTGGAAACCTTTCTATCCCAAACTATTCGGTGGCTTTGATGTTGTGTATATTCTCGGAGACAATGATGTGAAAGATGATGGCACCAACCCAGGAGCAGAGTTCTCTAGGCGTGTCGCAGGTGAGGTTACGAACTCACAAATCGTACAATTACCACCAGGTATGGACATAACAGACTTCTATCTGGTGAATGGAAAAGAAGCAACAGCCAACCTAGTAGGAGGAGCAAAGTGAGTGAGCAAGAAAAAGGATCTCCAAGAGGCAGCCAGATTATTGATGGATATGGGGATGATAATAGTCTCGATAGATTACAAGGCTGGTACGATAACCTGTCGCCTGATACCAACAAGAGAATAGATGATGAGTTCATCGCAGATATCTGGCGAGTCCTTGACACAGCAGGAAATCTGCTCATCCGCAAGCATCACGATTACGGCCCGAAGAACATCGCTCACAGTCCAGGTGGTCCACTCAACGGACTCCGCGTGCGAATGTGGGACAAGGTGGCTCGCATCAATAACCTCCTTGATAGCAAAGTCTCTCCCAGTAACGAGTCCCTCCGTGACTCCTTCATAGACCTGCTCAACTATTCTGCTATTGCAATTATGGTATTAGATAAGAAGTGGCCTGAACTACCCAATGACTGAGACTCACCCCTCTGCTGGCGATATAGTCTTTAGCGTAGCTAGAACTATCTTCAGTAGATACCGCAACTTTGTTGAGCGAGAAGATGTAGTTCAAGAGTGCTGGTCGTGGTACTACTCACGAGCAGAACACTTCAACCAAT